GTTGCAGGGTCTTTGGTTATAATGTTTGAACTGAATGCCATAGGTAACAGTTCTTCTATCATTGCTGTTGAATAGAATGCTTCATCGTGTATTGAGTAACCAAGTTTTTTGGCTTTCTCTTTACGACAATATCTATCTGCCATACGGTTAAATGTTTTTGCTAAACGTTTAATACCTATTCGGTATTCTTGTTTTGATAAGTCTTCGTTTAACCATTCTTGTATTTTGTCGTTACGTTTCAGTGACCATTCAAGTAGTTCTTGTTTGACATCGTCTGCTTCGGCGTAACCTTTGTAGTTACGTGTGATTACATAGGCTGATGTTTGTGCTATTTCAACAACATCTTTTACCCATTTGTCTTCTACCATTTGTATGTTTTGCCTTCTACTACGAACGAGTTACCTATCATTGGTACTGGTACTGGTGTTACTTTACCTTTGTCAATGTATAAAATTCCAAAGCCGCTTTGCCAGTTGGCACTTCCACCTTTTAAATATGTGGCTTGTTTTAAATCCATTATGTTTCCAACTTCAAACCCATACAAGGATGAGGTTTGTTTACCATTGAATGATGTGTTGTGATGTATGATTCCTTGTTTGTGTGTGTGTCCACAGACGACACTCATACCAATCTTTCTTGCTAGTGATACTGCTGTGCCACCTGCGTAGCGTGATGTTGCACCTTCATCGCCGTGTCCCATCACCCAACCTGGGGCAAAGTTCCACAGTTTATTATGGTAAGTGATTTCCAAATCACGATAGCCTAAAAGTTTTTCGTATTTTAAATCACGCAATGATGCAAGTGCTGGCGCATCGCGTTCAATGTATCTTTGTATTCTGTCGCCGTGATTTGAACGCATAAGATGAAATGGTTTATCACCAATCATCTTACGGAACCTACCCATAATACGAGTGGTCTCATCTAAATCTCTTTGCAGATTAGAATGTTCTGCAACATAACCTTTAGACCAACGTGCCGGTGCTAAACAATCAGCCTCATCACCCACACAAAAAAGTTCATCAGGTTGGTAGTCTTTAACAAACTTTATTGTTGCTTCTATTGCAGGTTTATTATGCAAAGGTATTTGCATATCCGATAGCACTACTATGCGTTTCATTGTTTATCCTTAATAGCATTTGATAGTGCTATCATTTTGATAGCAATAAAATTGGTGTAAGCAATAGTGTCAGCCAACTCTGCCAACAGTTCATCAACTGTTTCTTTAACAGTAAAAGTTTCAAACAACTGACCTGTTGACCTCATATATTGGTCAGCACCAACACCTTTGATACGGCTCATCACATAGTCGTTAAATGATTCCATAAAGGATGTTAAGTCTTGTAGGGCTATGCCGTTTCCGTGGTCTTTGACGGCTTGGTGGTCGTAGAAAAAACTTGTGGGAGTTTTACGGTTATCGTTTCCGTTTGCTTGTCCTGTTTCACTATGTGGAACCCCTGACTCATCAGGAGTACTAGCACCTGTTCCCACTCCATTTGTGTCATTACTCATCCTCATCTTCTTCCTCTTCGTATAAATCATCTGGTGAAGATTCACCTTCATATTTATAGTTACCTGTTTCTTCGTCTTCTGCATATATGTGAACAGTGATTGCACCGTTCAGGTTTACCATATCTATATGTATTTCATCTGTTAAATCTTCATCATCTAATGGTATATCTGTGCCATCCATTGGTCCACCAACAAATTCTCTTTTCATTTAACCTGCTTATGTGTTATGAATGGTGGTGCTGTGAACACATTGTTTCGTGCAGCGATTTGCATTGATTGTTTCCAAGTTGCACCTGCTTGTAATGCACCTATGGCATAAGGAGAACCGGAGCCAATGCCATAGATACCGTCATCTCGCATCAGTACCGATAAGGAATCATCTAACTCAAATATGATTCCTCCTAATGCGATTAGGAATATGAAATCTGGTTCATCGTTTTCTTTGTCAGGTGTGTACCCGTTCATCACTAAAGCAAGGCGCATTGATGTTGCTACTTCTGAAATCATAAAGTGGTATAGGTCTTTGTATGAGGTTGGTGTTGGTGTTGGTGGTTTCCATATGTGTTGGATTATGTCGCAGGGTTGTGTTGTTCCTGCACCTGCAATAAGGTATTTACCTCGTTTAGTTATTTTGGTTACTGCGTGGTGTGAGTAGGTTCTTCCACTGTCATCTGTTACACGTGAGTCTGCTATCAGTAGGCAGTGGTCTGGTTTTTGTATGCCAAGTATTGTTGTCACGCTATCTTCTCCTTAAACCAATCAGCACCTTCACGTAAAAATATATCGTTAACATCTTTATTTTCAGGTAGGTTAACTACTACTGCACTGTTCAAATCTTCTTTAATCCTTTTAGCCAGTTCCATTCCAGGGTTACGGCCATCTTCTTTAACATCATTATCAGCAAAAACAAATATTCTTTTGTATCCCTCAAGCATCATAGGAAACCAGTCTTTCCACTGTGTCACACCAGCAACACCCACAGCAGGTATACCACACATCCCTGACAAAATTATTGTGTCAATCTCACCCTCACAGATACACATTGTTTCTGTGTCTAAACTTAAATCGTTAACGTTAAACATCCCAATCTTTTGTCCTGTTGGCCAAATGTATTTAGGTTGACCACCATCAGTTTTACGAAACTTAATACCAACAACACCTGCTTTAGTAAGATACGGAATACTTAAAGCGTTAACAGCGTGTTCGTGTCCAGGTGCAGCATCAGTCACTGTACCTAGCAGGAATGTAGCGGCCACCTCTTTGCTTATTCCCCTTGATTTGAGGTAAGAGGCTGTCTCTGCGTTTAGTGCTTCGTAGTACCGTGCTGCGGTTTCCGTTAGTAATGCTTTCTGCTCTTGCGACAGCATCTTTGAACTCTATCCCTTCTTTTTTCTTAATCAGTTCGTACACATCACCGTAAAGGTCACACACAAAACAACTGTAAAGTTGTTCCCGTGTGTTCACGGTTGCTGATGCGTGTGCATCAGGATGTATCACACATTTGGTGGCTTGCCACCCTGTGCTAGTTCTTACTTTTCCACCGTAGTGTTTAACTACAGTTTCAAGGTCGTGTTTGTTATGGTTTATATTGTTTGCTCCATTGGTCTAATGATTGAATAACCCAAGCATCTTCAATGCTTGCGTTGCGTCTTTTAACAACAACGTAACCAATAGGTCCAACAGTTAAATCTCTTGCTTCAGCATAGTTTAATACTTCTATTTCTAATTCTCGCCAAAATTGCGGCAAGTCTAATTTTATTGTTGCTTTACATTCAAACAGGTATGGTGTTCCGGCAACGTAAACTACTAGGTCGCCTTCATCTTTTGCTCCTGCTTGACGTAAACGTTCTGCTGTGAATCCTTTTGAACGTAACCATTTCATTACATCTGTTTCAAACTTGGAACCTTTGGCTTTATTTTTAGCAGACATTATTGTTTGTACCATCCACGTGTTTTACGTAAAAACTTTAATCTATCTTCACATTGTTTTAAAGACATCATATCGTTGGTCATTTCTATAACTTCTTTTCTACTTTTATTAGCCCATTTGGACCAAGATAATGCCCAATGATTTTCTATCTTCATCATTAGATTTGAACTCCTTGAAATCTTAAAGCCTGTTGCATAAGGTCTTCGTCTTTCAACGTCATACGACTAGCATCAACCTTTAACGCTATCCACTTATCACCCATCGCTGAATGTTTAGCAAACCTATTCTTAACACAAGCAATACGAAACTCTGAATACTCAGGTTCCATAGCCACTGTCAAAATCATTTCAGGTAGTTGTGAAACTTTACCCTGAATAGCACGCCTTGACGGTGGACGTGTTGGCTCACCCTCAGCCTCAGAAGTGTGATGCAAAATAAATATTGCTGAATCAGTTTCACGTGCAATGTGATGGCAGGCTTTCATAATGTCACGCATACCAGTCCACTCATTATCGTGCAAAGCAGACACGTTCATAAGATTATCAATAATAATTAGGTGAGGCCACTCACCATACTTTTCACCATAAGCCTTAACCATCAAATCAACATCATCAAGTGTTGGTGATGGGTCAAAAGAAAATTCCATATGTTTTAATGATGCAAGTTCTTTAGTATAAAATTGCTGTCCATCATTCTTAAATGATTCTTCAATAGTGTTTGCCATAT